TCTGATGCAAACAACAAGTTGGCACAGGTTGTTTATGGTTTCGAGGGTTCTGTATTCAGTAAGAAGATTGCAACCTCTGGTTTGTACAGTGGTAGTGCAGATCCAACCGCACAAGACTATGTTCTTGATTTGCGTTACAACATCGGTGGTTCAAGTGGAAGTTATGGAACCTATGAATTCTCATTGGATCCAGCAAGTTCTAACTACATCACCAATGTATTTGGATCAGATCCTACCGCAGGTGATCCTGCTAAGCAAGTTGCTGGTCAAAAGATTGAAGCTGCTTATTTGTACAATATCTTCAAGGATACCATCGCTCGTATTGTTGAGGAATCAACCGATCCGTCTGATGGTTGGATGATTGTAGGCAGTGAAGCTCCTTACACACCAACTGGTGGTGAGAACAAGCTTGTATTGACCGGCAATCCAATGAAGTTCACTGATGACTACGGTTACACACCAACAACTGGTGATAGTGACTTCAGTTTGAAGTGGGCAACAACACCTTGGATCAATTCACAACAAGTTGCTCCGTTTACTGGTACTTCTGATATTACCGCTAAGCCACAACGTTTCCCATTGTTCCGTGTACACACACTCGCTGATGGTACCAACATGAACACTTCTTATAAGATTGAAATCAGTGACGTAAGACTCGCTGGTACGGTCGCAGGAAGTGAATGGGGTTCGTTCACCTTGGCAGTACGTAAGTTCAGTGATACCGACAAGAGTCCTAAGTATTTGGAACGTTTCCAAAACTTGAATCTTGATCCAGATAGCAGTAACTTCATCGCTCGTCGTATCGGTGATCGTTACAACTATATTTCTTACTCTGGTAAGATTATTGAGTTCGGTACCTACTCCAACTTGAGTAAGTACGTTCGTATTGAGATGACCGAAAACGTGTATCCAACATCAGCAATTCCTTACGGATTTGATGCTCTTGCTACACCTGTTGGTGGTACTCTTGGTGGATTCTTGCCACCAGTACAATTCACTCGCGCATCAACCTACTCAACTGCTCCAGGCAAATATCCATCGGGTATTGTGTTTGGTGAACCTCCAGTGGGTGCTGCTGATGATTTGTTGGCACTATATCCAACATCAAGTGTTGGTGTGTACAGTGTACACAACGACAACCTTCAATACTTCGCTCCGCTACCTGCTTATGAAGGATTCACTTCAATTGGCAATAACGTAGTGTTTGACCTTGAAGAAGGTGATGCATGGTAGCATTGCTTATCGTCAATGTATTGGTGCTCTTGGTAATGCCGATGAATTCGACATTAACTTGATCGTGACTCCGGGTATCTTCTATCAACACCACAGTTATGTGGCACAGTTGACAATTGATATGTGTGAAGCACGTGGTGATTGTTTCTACATCATGGATAACGTGGTGTTCCCTAAGAGCAATCAAAGCACAGGCTTGATTGATGCCGCAGTGAACGTAGCTGCTAACATCGATTCAAGTTATGTTGCCACATACTATCCATGGGTCAAGATTCTTGATACCAACTTGAACAAGATTGTGAGTGTTCCTCCTTCAGTTGTTCTTCCAGCAATCTACGCTTCAAACGATAAGGCTTCGGCTGAATGGTTTGCTCCTGCTGGTTTGAATCGTGGTGGAATTACACAAGCTGTCCAAGTATTGGATCGTTTGACACACGGTGAACGTGATACTCTCTATGAGGGTCGTGTTAACCCAATCGCCGCATTCCCCGGTCAGGGTATTTGCGTGTGGGGTCAAAAGACTCTTCAGATCGCACCAAGTGCATTGGATCGTATCAACGTTCGTCGTTTGATGATCAACTTGAAGAAGTTCATTGCTTCAAGTTCACGTTTCTTGGTATTTGAACAAAACGTGGCAAACACTCGTAACCGTTTCTTGAGTATTGTCAATCCTTACCTTGAACAGGTTCAACAACGTAGTGGTTTGTACGCCTTCCAAGTGAAGATGGACGAAACCAACAATACGCCTGACTTGATCGATAGAAACATCCTATACGGACAAATCTATCTACAACCAACCAAGACTGCTGAATTCATCGTGCTTGATTTCAACATCTTGCCAACTGGTGCTCAGTTTCCTGGCGCCTAATTGATCGGTAAATAATCACAAACCCCGCCCTAAAAAGCGGGGTTTTTTCGTTTATACACAATGGTTTTATATTTATTATTGTGAACGAAAACAACTGTAAATTTGAAGTTTATGACGATGAAAAGTTAAGTCATATGCTTTACGCGCCTGATTATGGACAAGTAGGAGACACTGAGTTGGCATGGAATTTGAAAAGTTCAAAAGAATACAAAAACTATTGTTTAAGCGCTTTAAGCAATCAGTTTAAATTAATTGAAGTACTTTATTGTTATCATTTCAATTAAGTTAGGTGCTTGTTGTTTTGCTTGTTGCGCTTGCAATGCTTATGGATAAAAAGTTAGTTTGTCAAGTTATTATCGAATTTACTGAATATTTATACTGATATGATACCTTTGAAAATGGCCATCCCCGAAGTTTTTGATCACAATCTACTTGAAGTTGGTGACGAAAATTCCACAATTATCTATTGTGATATGGATGGTGTATTGGTTGATTTTGATGAAGGATTCAAGAAAATCTCAGGTGGTATATCAGCTGAACAATTTGATGCAACAGGAAGAAGCCCTGAAATATGGAAACTGATTTTCACCAATCCACCAGACAATGGTATAACATGGTGGGCAACATTGCCAAAACTTCCAGACGGAGATACGTTGTGGAGGTTTATAAATAGTCTAAAGTTTCCCGTCAAGATTTTAAGTAGCACATCCAGTAAAAAATCAAAAACCAATAACGCTGAAATTGGTAAACGTAGATGGTTGTCAACAAACTTAGTCCCAGTTCCACCCGATGAAAACGTCATCTTGGTGGATAGTTCCGAAGCAAAACAACAATATGCGTTGGGACCAAATCATATATTGATTGATGATTTACCATCAAACATTGCACAATGGAGATCAAAAGGTGGTACTGCAATTGAACACAAAAACACAACTGATACGATTAATCAGTTGAAAAAGATTTTAGGAATTACCCAAGAAAGTTACGGATACAGTTGGTCCAACATATAATATGAAAGCCAGAATTTATAACGATAGTTTGAATCCAAACATCTGGAACGCTGATAAATCAATCAAGCCAGAAATCCGAGATGCGTTGTTGAAAATTGCGCAAGATTTCTATATTGAGTCTGAATTACCAGCTCCTATTGAAGATGTATACATTCTTGGTAGTGCTGCAAATTACAATTGGGGACCAAGTAGTGATGTAGACTTGCATGTGTTGATTGATTTCAACAAGATTTCCCCCGATCATGATTTGGTTAAAAAGATGGTTGACAGCATCAAAGCCAACTGGAACAAAAACCACAACGTGACAATCAAGGGACACCGAGTGGAATTGTATATTCAAGATATTAAAGAAACCAATAGAGCATTGGGTGTGTATAGTGTTTTGAATAACAAGTGGATAAAAGTTCCACAAAAACTCAATTTGACATTGGATAAAAATATGATTCAGAAAAAGTATTCTGACATGGTTGTACAAATATCCAATTCTATCAGATCAAACAACTTTAATGATTTGAAACGTGTACTACGATCTGTATATGACATGCGTGAATCGGGTTTGAGCAAAGGTGGAGAATTCAGCACAGAAAATATTGTTTTCAAACTATTAAGAACACGTGGTCATATTGATAAATTGAAAGATGCTGTTAACAAAGTATACGATGCTCAACATTCGTTAAAAGAATCATAAGATTTTTAGAAAAAATCGAAACGACACACTATTTATATACAAGACCTAATAAGGAAAAAATATGGCAGACCTACTTAATCCAAACGAAATGTTCTATACTGTATTTGAGCCAAAAGTTCAAAACAGATTCATTTTCAGCATTGATGGTATTCCCGCTTTTATCATCAAAAAGACAGATCGTCCAAAACTAAATCAAGAAAAGAAGACGATTGACTATATCAACGTACAACGTTATTACAAAGGTAAGAGCGTTTGGAACGATATTAGTATCAGTCTTTATGACCCAATCGCTCCATCTGGTGCACAAGCTGTGATGGAATGGGTCCGTCTACATCACGAATCAGTAACAGGACGTGACGGTTATCTTGACTTTTATAAGAAAGATTGCACCATCAACTGTTTGGGACCAGTGGGTGACAAGGTAGAAGAGTGGGTTCTCAAGGGTGCACAAATTGTTAGTGCAGAGTTCGGTAACCTTGACTGGACAAACATGGGTGACCCAGTTGAACTCACCTTGAACTTGGCATACGACTACGCAATTCTCCAATACTAATCATTTTAGGAAAAGTAAGGTCTTAAAAGCCCCATACGAAAGTGTGGGGTTTTTTATTGTATATACCTATTTATACCATATGAAGATTACCAAGGCAGATTTGATTTCATTAATTACCGAAGTACTAGAAGAAGAGACTGATAAGTTTCAAAATGCGTTGGAGACGTTGAGAAAAAAACAACAAGGATTCAAGGTACAATCTGCAAAAGTGGGCGTTGATATTGCTAAAGTAACTGTGGCACAGGCACTAGAACGTGAACAAACAGCATCAGACGCACTTGATGCTGCAGAAAATCGTGGAGAAGACGTATCAAAAGAAACCGAATCGTTAAATACGGCCAAAGAAAATACTAAAAAAGCTAGAGACGGTGAAACTGCAGCAAAAAATGCTTTGAAAGTTGCACAAGGCGGTGGTGCTCCAAGTTAATTAAAATAACCAAAAGTTTTAAGGTGTTACTATATATTGTTACGACAAATAAGTTACTATGAGCGAAGAATCTATTTCTATTACGAGACCATCCACTATCGTTGGCGGTCCACAAATCGCAAGACAGCCATCAATGTCTCAACCCGCAACTCCATCTGGAGTTCCTGTAAAACCCCAAAATAACTTTCCTACTGAGACTATTGATCTTCCTAGTGAAGGTCATTTTTATCCCGAAGGACATCCTCTTTCTGCTGGGCGTTTAGAACTAAAGATGATGACTGCTCGAGAAGAAGATATTTTGACCAATCAAAATTTGATCAAGAAGGGAATTGTTCTTGACAAGTTGTTGGAATCACTGATTGTGACTCCGATCAAGATAGATGACATTCTAGTGGGTGATAAAAACGCCGCATTCTTCGCTGCCCGACGTTTGGCATACGGTGATACGTATGGACCAGTCAAAGTGACTTGTCCTAAGTGTCAGACCGAATGTGAACGAAAGATTGACCTTTCGTTGATGAAGTCTAAGGAGATCGACGTGACCAAACATCCAAAGGGTCAAAATCAGTTTGAATTCACTCTTCCGTACACACAACGGGTTATTACCTACAAGTTGTTGACTCATAAGGATGAAACTCTAATTGACTCTGAAATCAAGGGATTGTCCAAGGTCAACAAGAATTCAAGTAGTGAAGTTACTACTCGTCTACGTGCAATGATTATTGCAGTTGACGGTAATGGTGATCGTGGTGTAATTAACAAATTTGTCAATCAGGAAATGCCATCACGTGATAGTTTGGCATTTAGGGCATATGTTAAGGAAAACACGCCTGATTTGGATATGACATTTGATTTTTCATGTGATGAATGTTCTCACGAAGAAAGGATGTCGGTGCCGCTAACGGCCCAGTTTTTTTGGCCTGAGTCCTGAAGACAAGATAGCTATTCATAGCCAGATTTTCGATTTGGCTTATTATTCAGAGGGTGCCTTTACTCAAGAGATTGCGTACAATTTACCTACGCACTTGCGCATCTTTTATCTTCGTAAGTTGGCAGAAGTTCGAAAACGAGAAAACGAAGAAATGGAAAAGGCATCCAAACCTAAAGGTAAATAACCGTTAAAAATCGAACAATAACCCAATAGATTTTATATTTATAGGGTACATTAGATTTTTATGGATCAAGATACTGTAGACCAAACGAAAAAGTCTTTGGAAGACTTGTATAAAACGCTTAAAGGCGCTGGCAAAGGGTTTGACACGTATGCTGATAAAGTCAAAGAGGTCACAAAGCAGTTCAACAATGCTAGTATAACAATGACCAAGACGGCAACCGACTTGGAAGGAACAATGAAGTTGGTCAGTGATGCGTTTGATGCCCCAATCAACGCATTTGAAAGATTGATGGATACCGGTGTTGAAAGTGGTGATCATTTGTTACAAACGTTTGGTGCATTGGCTGGTTTGATGTTTGATTCTCCTATTAAAGCAGCTAGTGATAAAGTCAAACAACTTGAAGAAGATCTGTCTAAGATTCCTTTGGGTTATGATGACCAGCTCCAAAAAGGTAATGATGTTATCAAAAACCTTGAAGACCGAATTACAAAAGAAAAGGATTTGTGTAAGAAGAAATCTCAGTGTTCTGAAGATGCAATAAAAAATCTTGAGGATCAAATCAAGTTGGAAAAAGATAAGTTGGATGAAGCCAAGAAGATTGGACCTGAAGATGCTGCAAATAATAAGAAAAAACGTGATGATCTATTAGCACAAAAGAAAGTACAAGAAGAGAATCTTGCCAAGTTACAGATGATGGCCAAAGTCGCAAAAGAATTTATTGCGATATTCAAGGACGGATTTGATCGTTTTGTTCAGTTGGATAAAGCAGCAGCTTCATTCAGAAAAGAATTGGGATTGGGACGTGACAACGCAAGATCGTTGGAACAAACCGCATTGCAGTTTGATAACGCCTACAAGGCATTAACAGCTATTGGTAAAACTCTTGGTACATCGTTGTTGGTTAATAAAGAATTGGCAACAACTACCACATTGCTTGCCGCAAATTATGGTGTAAGTGAAACCAATGCAGCCGGATTCCTACAAAAGATGAATGCAATCGGAGGAATGACGGATAAACAGGCCAGTGCAATGGCTGGATTTACCGCTAACCTTGCAAATGCTGCGGGAGTCAATATTGACGAAGTGATGGGAGATGTTGCTAATGCATCAGATGAAACTCTTACATTAATGAGAGGTAACGTCAAACAAATGACGTTGGCAGCAGTACAAGCCCGAATGATGGGTGTAAGTCTGGATAAATCAGCAGCATCCGCTAAGGGATTGTTGAACTTCACACAGAGTGTCAGTGATGAAATGGAAGCAAGTGTGTTGTTGGGCAAGAATTTGAATTTGAATGCTGCTCGTCAACTTTCATTTGCTGGTGATGTTGCTGGTGCACAAAAGGAGATCTTAAATCAAGTTCGTCAGATGGGTGACTTGAATAAGATGAATGTATTCCAACAAGAAGCACTTGCTAAAGCCACCGGATATAGTGTTGCTGATCTTACTAAGATGTTGGCAAATGAAGAAAAACTTGCAAAACTAAGTGACAAAGAAAGACAGTCATTGGAAAAAGCACAAGAGGCTCTCAAAGAACAAAACGAAGAAACTGGAAAACAGTTATTGATGAGAACTCAAATGCAGAGCGCAATGGCTCAGTTGAGCAATACGTTCCAAACATTTAAACAAATTATGGCTGACATTTTGACTCCGGTTGTAAATGTAGCGGTCAAATTGTTGATCCCAGTTTTGAAATTGGCATTGGTATTGTTCAATTTCATGTTGATACCGGTCAAAATACTTGCCAATGCGTTGTACAAGATGTGGGAACCAATCGAACCTATCGTTCAGAAATTGAATGATGCGTTGGATGGTGCCAACTCTTACGTGGAAACGATTGTACAGGGAGCAACTGATTTGGGAGTGATTCTTATCCGAATCAGTACTGCGATCACATTGGGTCTGCTAAAACCGTTTTCAATGGTGTTTAATTTGGTTGGATCTTTGGGATCAAGACTATCTTCTATTGGTGGTATTTTTGGATTAATTGTAAGACCTGTTAGTTCGGTTCTTTCATTTATATCCAGAATCGGAACAGCAGTTGTATCTTTAATAACCAGACTTGGTACTATTGAAGTTATTTTTACTACAACCGCATCAGTATTTTCACGAATCAGTAGTTTTGCAACAGGACTTCTTGGACCTATATCAGGCATAACTTCTTTATTTGGAAGTGCTGCTGGAACTGTGGGTAAATTTGCTAGTGGATTTGCAAGAATAGGAAAAATCGTTAGTATTCTCACAGCAGCCGGAAAAGCTATACCATTTGTTGGCCAAGTATTAACAATCATTCAAGCTGTGTGGGGATTCTTTTCACGAATAATGGGTGGAATGAACGTGTTTCAAGCACTCGGTGAAACGTTGTACGATGTGTTTATTGGACCATTTGAAATGTTGTTTGAACTACTAGGAAAAATTCCAGTGATTGGAGTTGTGTTCCAACAAGTGTCAAAAATCTTCCCATATATCAAGACAGCAATTACTGACGTATTTGGGTATTTTCAAAAAGGTTGGGAGAGCATCAAAGAACTTTTTTCTGGAAAAGATATTGGTCAAAACCTTTTGAACATTGGAAAGATGATTTTATCTGGAATGTATTTGGTGCCTATGATTTTACTCAAGGCTCTAATGGCAATGTTCCCAAATGTGATTGATAAATTAAAATCGTTGTTCACCATCGAAAATCTAAAATCCGTATTGTCTGGTATATTCTCTATACCAATGTTTATCATACAATCTTTTGATGGAATTGGACCAATCATTATGAGTGCACTCAAAGGTCTTGGATCTTTAATGTATGATTTATTGATTCAACCTTGGGTCAGTTTGTGGAACTTTGTATCTGGATTGTTTAGTGGAGGTGGTTCATCAAAGGTTGGAAATGGAATCATTGAAGGTCTGCTTGGTGTCGCTGGCATGATTTTGAAAATCTTCATGGATCCATTTCAGTCGATCTTTGATTTGGTCATCAAAGGATTTACATCCATTGGTTCACTTATTCAGACGGTGTTGTCTGCTCCATTTAAAATCGTTGGTAAACTAATTGGAGTTGATACCGGTGGAATTGATGAAGCAGCTACTACTAGTAATGCTGAGGGATCAAGTGATGTAATTAGTGCAATTGAACAAACCAATCAAAAGTTGGATACGTTAATTTCGTTGATGATGAACGGTGGTATCGCAGTAAATCTTGATGGCAGAAAAGTAAGTGAACAACTTGCTATTGCAAGTTCATAATTATAAAATATGGCAGATCAAATTCAAAGAAACTCAATAGCGTTTCCACTAGAAACACGATATAATAACGCTTCTAGTGCACCAACGCCGGGTAGTGATCCAAAAGATAGTCGTAGAATGGTACCACCGATCAATACGGTACCTTCCGATTATCCTCTTGGTCCTGCACCCAACAAGATTGAAAAACTTTATGATGCAAACAATCAAAAGATTTTGACACGTTTGTCTTCAGGTGGTCTTTTGGGTGCTCTTGCAAGTGTGGTAGGATTCAGTGTAAACAACGGCAAATCATCGCCTAAGGGTACTGTAGGAGCTGGAATCAATGATACTGCTGATAATTCACCACTATCAAAACAAGCTGTGGGTGGTGGTAAGGGTTTGATCAGAGGAAAAACTGCATCTTCTGGATACACTTCGCTTGCATCTCGTTGGGGTGGTAATGCAAACAAGAATAGTTTTCTCAAGTCAATGGCAGCATCAGTGTTTCCGTCACTGATTTCATCAAAACAACCAGACAAAACTGGTTATCGTGGTGATGAAGGTGCATACGGAATGATGATTTCGGATCTTAAGGGTAAGTTTGCCAAAAATCATGTCATCACTGGTGCCGAAATCCAACTAACACAGTTGTGGATTGCTGGAAGTTCTGACGGTGGACCTAAAAACATCCGTAAAAACGGAAATGAAGCACCACAAAACAGAAAAATCAAGTTTATTGATGGAAGTGAACAGAAGATTTCTGGCACCGATGTGTCTGGACCATCAATCAATGGTGGATCTACCGGATTTGCTCTACAGAAAGACGTAGATAACGTTGAAAAATACGGAAAATCTGTTGGTATTGAAGCATATCGTAAAGATTCTGCTAGCAATTTCAAACATTCTATCATGTTGATGAACTATAAAAAGTTCCTCGACAAGACAAGTACGTTTCAGACTAAGATGGATGTTGCACCGGTTGATTTGACCAACGCAGATGATCCAATTATTCTAAGACCACAAGAAGCATTTTACAAAAAGTATGGATTTGACTCTGTTCCTACCGTATTTGAAGTAAAGCCATTTACATCGATACCAACCCGTCAAGGATCTGGTGACGAAAAACGTGCAGCATACAACGTTGACGGAACATATTCCAAGAACAGAAAAGACGAAGGTGGAAACGGCGTGTTGTCTGAGTTCAAGAAGAACCTTCAAGACGGTAAATTCTTAAACGTACCATCATCGGTCAATGATATTGGAGAACCAATCAACGCAACTCTTCAACAAAAGCAAGATGATCGTATTGTCAAGGATATTACTGACAACAAGAAGAAAATCTACACCAATCTTGGATTAACTGATACACCGGATACAGCTAAGTTAAAGACAATTGATCAAATTCCAGAACGTGGATCAGATCCAACGAGACCTGCGTACACCGTCGATGGTACTTATTCAAAGAATCGTCAGAATTTCATTTTGAACGACAACGCAAATGGAGTTCTTGCTGAAATCTTGACCAAGGTAGAAGACGGCAAATCAAAAAACCTAGCCACTGAAACCACTGATTTGGCAGGATCTCCTGATGAACGTATTAGTGCAACTCTTCAGAACAAAAAAGAAGATCCAATCAATTCACGTCGCGTGGAGAGTCTGAACAAATTGGTAGAAAAAATCAAAAACACTGGTTATTCGGTTGTTTTTGCTGATGCTGACACGCGTGTATTTACAAGTCCTGATACGACTTTGTTTGGTCTCAATAAACTTAAAAAAGTTAATGTTGACAACAAAAAATTGACAGACAATTACAAAGACAACACACAATTGTTGGACGGATTAACACATGACAGACGTAGTAGTAAAAAGATGGCCGGTTCAAACAAAGGTGATGGGTTGAATCGGTTAACGATATTAAACAAAGACAGAAGCATTGAGGACGAAACCGATATATCCGGATGGAATACATATGAACCATACAATGATGATTTGATTGCGTTTTATTTCTATGACATTGTAAATGAAAAACACATTCCATTTAGAGCATCTGTGATTGGAATAAATGATAGTTTCCAAGCAGAATGGCCAAGTTACAAGTATATTGGTCGTGCTGATAAGTTGTACACATATGATGGTATTACACGTCAATTGAGTTTCAGTTTCAAAGTTATTGCCAACAGTGTAAAAGAATTGTTGCCAATGTGGAAACGAATCAACTATTTGTGTGGATTGACAATGCCTGCAAATTATACATCTGTTCCTAGTGATAGTGACGATAGCACCAGTCAGTTTGCGGTTCCTCCATTGGTTCTTTTGACATTGGGTGATATGTATAAAGAACAGCCAATACTAATCAACCGTGTTGGATTGTCTATTCCTGAGTCGGCAGCATGGGAAACAGTTCATGAAAATGCTGAACAAGATTGGTCATATTTGAACAACATTATTACTTGGACTGGATCCAAGGGTAAGGTTGCACAATTTCCAAGAGAGGTTGAACTATCAGTTGACTTGACACCATTGTTCAAGGAACGTCCTGTTACTGGTATGGCAAACTTTGGACATGCTCCAAGAGACATAACCAACTCAGAACTTATTGCTGGTACAAACAATAAATTTTCTCAGGGATTGATTGTTAGTTCACGAAATGTCGAAAGAGAGCAATAATTATTTGATATGAGATACGAAACAACCGTCAACATAAAAAAGAGATGGGATGGAAAGAGATATTTTGGAACACGATTGTATCCAATTATTCCTGTTGATCCTACCGACGTTTATGTAGTGACAAACGAAACTGATACTTTGGATAATCTTGCGTTTAAGTATTACAAGAATCCATCGTTGTGGTGGGTATTAGCTCAAGCAAATAACATTGGTAAAGGAAAACTATCAGTGCCGGCAGGAATACAATTGCGTGTTCCAATCAATTTGAGCACCATACTTAACAATTATAAGTCTCTCAATTCATAACCGTTATGGCAACCAGATTTGTAGCTCCATTTGAAATTCAGCCAATACCCAAATATGTTCGTGAAGAGTTAGAACGACGTGAACGTGATGTTGGTGTTAATTTCATTTCCAACACTTTCGCTAGTTGGGATGACGATGGTAACTGGAACACTTACAAAGGACCAATGCGTTGTTGGGTTCGTGTTTGTTCTAATGGAATTGGTGAAGAAAAATATGGATCCAAATCCGGATTTATAATGGCTGGTGCAACAGGGTTTTACAGAGACTACGGTGTCAATCCAAAAGACTATTCAAAGACTCAAACCGTAATTGGTTATACACCTGCTGGACAACCTCACCAGATTGACAATGAGTACACAATAGATAGTAACGCCATTAGCAAACACGTTCCTCCGCCAGGCATTATCAGCATTGATGCGGTGATGCAAAAGTCGATGTATAGACAGGTAACAATCAAGTGGAAATGTTTTTCAAAGGATCATTTGAATTATATGACTCCATATTTTATGTCTCCGGGCGTTTCAATGTTTATTGAATGGGGATGGAATCACTATAACCCCGAGTGTTTGTTGGATCTTAACGATATTGGACAACCAGCAAAAATGAAAGATTCTGCTGATGATAAAACTCCCGGTCCAAGTGGCGACCCAAACGATCCACGTAAAACAGAAGGAACTGGATTGTTAGGTATTTATACAGATCCTCTTCAACAACAGTTGTTGGTGGAAAAAGGTAAAGGTACTTATGAATTGACATGCGGTATTGTTACGTCATTTGACTATTCATTACAGGCAGATGGATCGTATGATTGTACAACGGAAATCAAGAGCAACAGCTTTATTTACAGTGGTGTACAAACACGAAGCAATGCTATTGCATCAACGTCACCCGCTGACAACAAAGGTAATAAAAAACCAGAACCAGTCAAACCTCTAAAAGAGTATATTGCCAATGATTTTAAATCGTTGCCAAAAACAGTGTTGACCGGACTTAATTCCAAAGATTCACTGTTTCCAATACCCGGATGGCCAGGGCCAGAAACAAGAGTATTCATTCCTCGTAATCTTGATACCTCAAACGATCCACGTACCAAAGTTGATAATGTGACCAAGTATAGTTTTGACTCTGGAGCCACAGATGATTTTTGGATCACGATGGGATTGTTCGTTGATATTATCAACAAGTTTTGCGCAGCCGAAGCAACAAAGGTTGGTGCAACCTTCAACCAAATTGATATTTCATCATCGTGGATTGGTGGACATAAAAATTTGATTAGTACCGACGGAAAAATATTGTTGATACCAAATTCACAAGCACCAAACATTTCTCCATCAGTTGAAGATCGTGGAAAGTCTACCAACTATACAACTCCAGATACGCAAAAAGATGGCAAAGATCCAGCGGCAATTAGTGAAGCGGATAAAACATTGCAATCAGTGTTTAATTCAACAACACGTCAGGATCTTAATGAGATTGTTAATTACTTCAGAATCAGATATTCTGGAAAAGATCCGGGTGATGTAGAGTTTCCAGCAAAACAATATGACTATAATTTGGGTAAGTTGGAAAACTTGTATATTCACAAGGATGTGATTATCAAAGCAGTTGAAAAGTCTGAAACTGTGACTGACATTTTGAACTTTGTTCTGAATAAATTATCAGAAGCCGTAAATGGAATGTGGAAGTTTAGTTTGATTCAATATGGACCTTCTAATTCATTGTTGTCCATCATTGATACTGAGTCTTTTAGCTTGAAACGTCTTCAAGAGTTAAACTCTAATAACCGTCCATATATTTACTCTTTCAAAAATCGAGCAAGCAGAAACAACATACAATCTTTAAACTTCAGTGTCAAACTAAGTGATAAGGTTGCTACAACGGTTTTGTATAATTCACCAAAGGACAATCAAACCTCGGTTCCTATGAAGAATCCGTTTGGGTTTGTTACCAGAGATAGATTTTTCAAACTTACAAATGATGCGTCTTATTTGACACCAAAAGACAAAGAGGCTGTATTAAAAGCAAAACAAAATACCGAATTGGAACGTCAAAGAGAAGATAAGAAACGTCAAGAGACCATACAAAAAGAACGTGACGTTAAGTCAGGAGCATTTATTGTGGGTGTGGTGAAGAAAGAGGGTGGTGCTGAAAAGACATATATTCGTAAATTGGTCTTGACACAGAAGGATTTGTTTACTTTGTTGGTAAATGACAAAGATCCACAAAATTCGTCTATCAATTCATTTCCACAACCGGGAATAAAGGCAGAAATTACATTGACGGGTATTGCAGGAATGAAGACGTTCCAAGTTTTTGGCATTGACAATTTACCCGAACCATATAATAAAGACATTCTGTTTCAGGTAGAAGACGTAAAACACAGTCTACAAAACACCGGTATGTGGACAACCACAATTACTGCTGGAATACGTCCAACTAAAGGATTGAATATCTCAACATGATTAATCTTGACAAGTATATCAGTTTGGCAGGAGACAACATACCTCCTGTATATCCACGTGCGTATTTGTTTTCTAACAAAGACGTAGATTATTCTATTCCTTACACACGTCGATTTTTTGCAAAAAAGATCAACGACAACGATGTCTTGGAAGTGGAAGGTGACAACTTCAAAAATCTACCCGGAAACATTTATCAAAAAGTAAGTGTTAGTTGGCAAGTTTCTGGATTTGAAAGAAATCAGGTCAAAAATGGAAGAGTGGTTCAGGAAGGTGCTTTTGAATACAACCAAAAACAAGTCAAGTTGGCTGAAAAAGATATGCCAGGATTGACCCAAAAGATTGGTGGAAATTATTTATTGGGGTTTAGGCAATCATAATTTGACTTATAGGAGGCCACAGTCTATAGTTACATCCAAATGACCTTGGATGAAATCAAA